GCTCCTTTATGGAAGGTTCGTTTTGCGAACTCAAGGGTTAGACCGTCAGGCGAGATCAAAGATTTCGCAAGACCGATCCCAACACCAAATTCGGACATTACACGTAAATATTCCTCTGCGACAGCAGCATTGGCGATAACTAAGTCATCACCAAGTACTGCGTAGTTCTCAAACCACTCTCCGGGGCGGGTAACCCCAGCCCTGAAGGATGAATATTGAACTAAGGCGTGGTGCGTCAAGGCCAACATGGCCCATGAAGACAAGGCACCCATCGGTTGCCCTGTCTCATAATACACGGTACCGGTAGTACGATTATAATTATAATCATACCCCCTTCCGATAAGAAGGGCAGACCACAAATTCGCACCATGAGCAGTTAATAACTTACTCAAGATGGTCATCTGTAGTATGATCGGTATTCGATCCGTGGCAGCTGTCAGATCGTACGAGAAGAAGGGACCTTTTGGGTTCCGTCTAATCAACTCCCTAACAGGGGCCATTTGGTCTTTAGTACCATCTTGCGGGAATAATGAAAGTAGCTCAAACAGCGAATCATGAAGTGGCTTCAAGACCCACTGAGTAAAGGCATCGCACATAGCGAAAACCCTTACTTTCCCAGCAGCCTCCTCTTTAAATCCCAGTCGTCCTAGTGATCTAGCGTACACTTGACCCAACACAGTATACATACCCTTAAAGTATCTATATCGTGGCGAGTTAGGTGCACACATTGGGAGTAAAATTTTACCCCAACTTTCGATCCTATTGATAACCCACTGGTTCCCCGTCAGTTTGCACCAATCCGTGAGGATACGGTACATCATCGGGTTCTCCCTCCAGGCGGCAACAGCCGCCAGGATTCCGGCAGGACTAGTTGATAAAGGCGTTCTATCGTCTTTACCAAGTCTAATCATTCCGGAAGCGGAACTAGATTTACTAATGATAAAAGGAGTTGCCCTCAACGATTTTAAAAAATCCCATGGTTCAAGCCAGTTTATTCCTATCTTTGTGTCGTCGAAACGACCAAAGTTAGAAACGGCTACCCAGAAGCTTTTTTCCAGGAAGCTAGCCCAATCTGGCAATCTAGACGGATCCATCGTAGATGGATTCGTAATAGTTGTCAAGTTGAGCTTACCAGCCACCTCGAGCACTCGATACAGGGCGAACAAAGTCATCCATAATCGGTACACCGATGGTTCATGTATTCTTGGTCGATGCAAGATCGGAATTACCCTAGGGTATCCTGATTTTGTCCTTGCGAAGCGTACTTTAAGAGGGTTCATAGAACTTAGTCTATGTTTTCCGCTGGCTTGCTGTAAAACTACAGTACAAGCCTTCAGGTATATAACCAGTCCAGAAATACCGGACTGCTGAATATATTTAAAGCAGAAATTAAGATATACTATAATTACTTTTACTAGACCTAATGACTTCCTAATCCCTATGATATCCACCATCCGAAGAAGATGGTTTACCATAGGTCGACCGCCTTTTACAGCGATCATGGCATTAACTGGTTTCATCGTATCCAATAATCTTGCGTAGAGTTTAGACGCTTTTAATTGTATAATTAAATTCATTTAAATTTCTATGAGTTCTATAAGCTAGTCTCAGTCCATAGGATAAATCCCTTAGGGGTCTGTCTTAGCCGAGTAGCTAACGGGTTTCCCCGCCAGAACTTCTCAATTCTGTTTCCTACTGAGTGCCCCTGGCATTCGCGTGGGAGTGAAAAGTCGGACCTTCGGTTCTAGAATCCCCTTCGCGGGGTAGTTCCAAAGCATGGGAGGATGTTCCTTACCCTTTCGGGTCGGTCTAGTCTTCTCACCATGAGTTTTCCACTCTTGGACAGCTTGGTTTTTCATTAACACTGTTCGGACAAGGTTATCTGTCATTACGGAACCAACTTTTTCAAGTCGATTAAGTAAAAGATATTTTTACTAACAATTAAACTTCGGTTTCCCAGAGGTTCAACTCCGGTACCCATAATATGGTCACTGATAGCCCCTGGTGGGAATATCAGGCCATAAACATGGACCCGTGAGCCTACTGACCAGAGCCGCAGCCACCCTTTGCAGGGAAACTTGTTGGAAGAGTTCTTAGGCTTAAGAAAGTCTTGAAATTGGCCAAAATGATCCATGCTACATTCTTGCGAACGCAGTTTAGGACCTTCGCCCCGCGTCGTCCCTATCACTAGGTGATCCTCGCCCCCGAAGGGGTCTAGACTCGCGCATTTTCAGTCTCTTAAGACGTAGCCAAGGAGGGACATAAGCCCCCTCGGGCATACGATATTTCTATAGTGTTTACTCAGAGGGTATTCAAACCCAAAGAGTCCAGGTCACTAATCTGGAGCATTTACCGTACACCAAAGGGAAAGAGTATGTTTCACAAGGATCGGTCAAAAAAGACCTAGTATATTTGTCGCAGACCTACTTTCCTACCTAGTACGAAGATCTGATGGGAGATCGTCCCATTAAACCTACGCAGCAAATTCCATTTTCCAAAATGGCAATTTTCAGAATCCAGATGCGCACGAGATTTTACTCACGTACTCACCTGGCCTACTATGGCTAGTGAGGGTTCCCCTTTCG